TCGTCGTCCAGGCGTCGACCACGCCGGTCACGGTCACCGGCAACACCGTCGGCCAGCAGATCGGCGCCCTCACGGCGACGCAGAACGTCTACGCCGCCATCCATGTCCTCTCGGTGGCGGGCACGGCGGTGCCGACGATCACCGCACAGATCCAGTCGGGCGCCACCCTGGGCGGCGCCTACACCAACCGCGGGGCAGCTGGCGCCGGCATCACCGCCGTCGGCGGCCAGTGGCTCTCGACCGGCCTCGCCGCGGTGGTCACCGACACCTTCTGGCGCATCGCCTGGACCGTCTCGGGCACCAGCTCGCTCGCCGTCGCCTAACCCCCTCAACCCCCCGAAGGAGCCCCCCGTGGCTGTTGCAGCTCTCACTACGGCGAACGTGCAGATCGCCGCCACGACCACCGGCGGCACCGCTCCCGGCGGCGCCACCGCGCCGACGGGCTGCACCCTGTCGTCGCCCACCGACATCTCGGCCTTCGTCGTTAACATCGAGGACGGCCTTGACGTCGACACCAAGGACGCCACGTCGTTCGGCTCGGGCGGCTACGCCGCGATGGTCGCCGGCATCAAGAAGGGCGTCATCAACCTGTCGATCATGCAGGACTACGCCGCTGGCGGCCCGAACGCCCTGATCGGCATGAACGGCAGCGTCATCGCCGTAGGTGGGTCGGGCTTCATCGAGATCCGCCCTTCGTCGGCGGCGCGCTCGGCGACCAACCCCGGCTTCATCGCCAAGATCCTCAACGACGGGTGGCGGCCGATGAACGCCGCCGTCGGCGAGATTCCGATGATCGCCTGGAACATCACCGTCACCGGCGGGTTCGCTGAGCTGATCGCCTGACGATGGCCACCGAGATCCGCGTTACGGGTCTCAAGGAGCTGCGGCGGGACCTCAAGGCACTCGGCGACCTCGAGGGGACCAAGGAGCTGCGTCAGGGTCTCAAGCGGGCCGCCGACATCGTGGCCGTCGATGCCCGCAACCGGGCGCAGGCGTTCTCGCAGCGGGCCGCAGCGTCGATCACGGCGGGCACCAGCGGCAACCGGGCGTTCGTCGCCGGCGGCCGCAAGGGCATCGCCTGGTACGGCTGGGCCGACTTCGGATCCCGCAAGCCCAAGCTCGGCAACCCCCGCAGCGTCGGACCCTGGACCAAGAGCGGCAAGGGTCCCGACAAGGGGCGCTTCATCTACGCCGCCCTCGACGCCAAGAACGACGAGGTGGTCGACGCCATCAATCGTGCGGTGCTTGACGTCCTCAACTCGCACGACCTCTAGCACTGGCAGGCGGTGAACGATGGCGTCAGGCAAGAGCCGCGAGGTCCAGGTCGACGTCGTCGTTGACGCCACGAAGGCGACGAAGGGCGGCAAGCAGGCCGAGAAGGCGCTCGGCGACCTTGAGGGGTCGGCGAGCAAGGCCGGCAAGTCGGTCTCGCTCAGCGGCATCGCGACGGACGAGCTCGGCAAGAAGCTCGGCAACATGGCTAGCGTCGTCCCCGGTGGCGAGAAGGCCGTCGAGGGGCTCACCGAGTCGCTCGGCGCCAGTGGCATGGCTGCCGGCGTGGCTGCCGGGGCGATGGTCGCTCTCGGTATCAAGGCCTACGGCGCGTTCAGCGGCGCGGCGCAGGACGTCCTCAAGTTCGAGCGCGTCGCCGGCACCACCGCGGAGGAGTCGGGCCGCTGGATCGAGGCGTTCGACGACTACGGCATCTCAGCCAGTGACTCTTCGGTGCTGGTCGGCAAGTTTGCCAAGGTCGTCGGCACCACCCCGCAGGTGCTCAACGATCTCGGCGTCGCCATCGCGCACAACAAGGACGGCACGGTCAACCTCTCGGCGACGATGCAGAACGCCGCCGAGGCGTTCTCCAAGACGACCGACGAGGCCAAGAGGGCCGAGATCGGCTCCAAGCTGTTCGGCAAGCAATGGCAGTCGATGATCCCGATCCTCGACCAGGGTGCGGCTGGGCTCAAGAAGTCGTTCGACGGCGTCGCCACCACCAAGCTGCTCAGCCAGGAGCAGATCGACCAGGCCGAGAAGACCCGCCTTGCGCTCGACCAGGTCAAGGATGTCTCCGAGGGGCTCATGCGGCAGATCGGCGCGGGGCTCGCCCCGACGATCGCCGAGAGCGCGAACGGGCTGACCAACCTGGCGAACGCCGTCGACAAGGTCGCTGGTGGTGGCGGCACGGGTGGCATCCCGAAGCTCGTCGACGCCGTCGCCAAGATGGCCCTCCCAATCGATGCCGTCACGCAGGCCGGCAAGATCTGGGCGCAGGGGCTCGACCTGCTCCAGGGCAAGCACGAAGAGGCTGCAAAGGTCACCGACCGCGAGGGCGTGGCGATCTCTGCCCTCGGCAACAAGATGGAGGACGCCGAGGTCGCAGCAAAGCGGCTCGCCGACGCCGAGAAGGCCGGGGCGCTCGCTGTCAAGGACGCCGCCGCGGCGAACAACGAGGCGGCCCGGGAGACGAAGGCCCGCGCTGATGCCGCCCGAGATGCGATCAACGCCGTGCTCGGCCAGGTCGACGCCGACCTCAAGTACAACCAGTCGATGCGGGACGTCGCCGCGGCCTCGAAGGACGTCGGCACCAAGACGGGCACGCTCGCCGAGCAGTACGACGCCCTCACTGGCAAGATCGTGGAGGCCGCGAAGGCGTCGGCGGCGCAGGCTGGGCTCAAGGAGGGGACCGGCGAGTGGGCCGACTTCACCTCGCAGAAGATCGGCGAGCTGGCCGGTCAGTACGCCGCCCAGTTCCCTGGCGTGCTCGAGTACCTGCGCACCTACACCGAGCTCCTCCGTCAGGCGAAGATCGCCGCCGACATGCTCTCGCTGGGTGCCGCTTCGGCCCCCGGCTACGGCGGCGTCGGCGGGTCGAGCAAGGGGCCGTTCAAGTCCTTCAACGGGCCGAACGACCCGCAGAACACTGGCGGGACAACGATCATCGTGAACGCATCGATGCTGAACCCGACGGCTGCCGCTGGCGTCGTGATCGCTGAGTCGATCGCCGCCGCCCAGCGCACAGGGCAGATTCGCTGATGGCCGCTTGGTACGACTCCGCGTCGATCGTCTACGAGATCGAGTTCTCGGCCGGCGTGTGGACCGACGTGACCGCCTATGTGATGGACTGCCAGATCGGCCGGGGCCGGGCCTACGAGCGCGACACGTTCACCCCCGGCGTCTGCTCGCTCGTCCTGCTCAACAGCGACCGCCGGTTCGATCCCGACTACTCGTCGTCGCCGTACTCGCCCAACGTCCTGCCGATGAAGCTGGTGCGGGTGACGTGGACCTACGCGGCGACGCCCTACCGGTGGTTCACCGGCTTCATCCATGGCTGGCCGCAAGCGTGGGACGACCCCGCCGACACGATGTCGACGGTCACGGTGCAGGCGCTCGACGCTCTCGCCGTCTTGATGCTGATGAGTCTGCCGGAGAGCCGCTACTACGCCGAGGTCAAGACCGACGTTCCCACGGCGTGGTACCGGCTGGGTGACGCTGTCAGCGCGGCGGCGATGATCGACTCAAGTAGTAACAACTACCACGGGACCTATCCGACGTTCCCGATCACCTACCAGACCCTCACCGCCGGTCTGATCGCCTTCTCGGCCGAGGGCGCCCGGGCCATCACGGTCGCAACGACCGGCACTTTCGTGGCTGACCTTCCCCCGCAAGCGGACCTCGCTGGCTCCCCCGGCTCGCCCTACTTCTCGATGGAGATCTGGGTCAAGGTGCCGACCGACATGCCCGTGTCGACGATCTACTACTGCTTCCAGCAGGGGCCTTGGCCTGGCGGTCCTGGCGTCCGGTTCTACTTCCAGAAGTCGGCGGGCGGCCAGATCGCCGCGACGCTGGAGCTGGCCAACAGCGACGGGGCCCCGCTCAGCTACCAGGCGACCTACAACATCGCCGACGACGGTACCCGTCGTCACTACGCCTTCACCCGCAACGGCTCGACCGTCCTCTTCTACATCAACGGCGTCGTGACGTCGCCGACGACGACGACGAGCTCGGTGAGCGCTTCGGCGGTGCTCTACTCCAACGGCGGGCACCTCGTCGCCGGCTACAACGGCACGGCTGGAACCCAGCCGCTGGTCGTCGACGAGCTGATCATCTACCCGGTGACCGTCCTCGACGCCGGTCGCATCCTCGCTCACTACGTCGCCGGCTCGACGGCGAACGCCGGCGACACGGTGAACGCTCGGATGTTCACGGTGATCTCGGACACCGAGGGCGGTAGCGGGCCGATCTCGGGTTCGTTCGTTCGTGAGACCAGCGCGCAGACGTGCCAGGGAGCGGACTACAAAGGTGGCAGCAACCTTCTGACGATGCTGCAGGCGCTCGAGCGCACCGAGCAGGGTCGCCTCTTCATCGGCGCCGATGGGGTGCTCAACTTCCAAGCCCGTTATCACGACCTCCTCAACTCAACGGTGGCCTTCGCCCTGTCAGATGCGCCGGCGAGCTCGTACCGCTTCGCCGAGATGGTCACCGAGTACGGCGTCGCCCGCATCTACAACGACGTGACCGCCACCCGTACCAACGGCGTCGCCCAACGAG